AAAATGGCTGCGGGCGGCTTGACTGCTGGCCACAAGGCCGCTGACGGTGTTGCCAAGAAAGGCAAGACCAAAGGCATGCAAGTAACGATGCGCAAGGGCGGGATGTGCTGACATGACGCAACCCGTGAAACCTAAGCCCAAGGTCAAGCCGAAGCCTCGTGTGGTTGGGCCGTTTGAAAGCGTCAACCCGCCGATCATGGGCGAGGATGAAAAGAAGGCGCGTGAAGTGCGACCTGCACCTCCGCCGCCCAGCAACATCCCTTCGCCGGCTGTGCAGCGCCGAATGGAAGAGCAGGTACGAGACGAGGAAATGGCAGAGCAGATGGATCGCGCAGCGGACATCTCTCGGCGTAGTTCAATCGGAACGTACAAGCCAGAGAAAAAAGCCAAAGGCGGAATGGTTGGCTCTGCTTCCAAACGTGCAGACGGTTGTGCGACTCGAGGCAAAACCCGAGGAAAGATGGTGTAACGATGCGAGTCTCTCGCGGCATGGGGAAGATCGCCCCCGCCAAGATGCGGGCTATCAAGAAGCGTGATGGTAGCCAGCCCGTGATGCTGTTCGCCGAGGGTGGCGAGTCACGGGTCAATGAGGCGGGGAACTACACCAAGCCGGGTATGAGAAAGCGCCTGTTTGAATCCATAAAGTCTGGTGGAAAGGGTGGTGCGCCTGGCCAATGGAGCGCCCGAAAGGCCCAAATGCTGGCACAGCAGTACAAGCGTAAGGGCGGCTCATACCGGGATTGACGTGTAGCCATGAAGTCAGCAAAGTTTCCAGTCTTTCCCGGTGGTTGCAATGTCTTCGACTGGATTGTGTTGGAAGCGCAACAGTTAAGAGCGTTGCGCCAACGGGAGAACAGGGATGTTGCGGAAGCCGCAAAAGAGTCTAAAAGACTGGAGCTTAGAAAAGTGGCGCACGAAGAGCGGAAAGCCATCGACGCAGGGTCCGAACGCCACGGGAGAAAGGTATCTCCCCGCCTCGGCAATTAAGTCTTTGAGTCCGCAAGAGTACGCAGCCACAACCAGAGCAAAACGCGCAGGTAAAGCCGCTGGCAAGCAGTTTGTAGCGCAGCCAAAACGGATCGCACAGAAGACCGCAAGGTTCAGGACGTAAGATGAGTACATCAGGCACAACCTCATTCAATCTCGACCTGAATAGCATGGTCGAAGAGGCGTTTGAGCGAGCCGGTCGAGAGGTGCGCTCAGGCTATGACATGAGAACCGCTCGTCGCAGTCTTAATCTGATGACAGTTGAGTGGGCAAACCGAGGCATCAACCTGTGGACCGTTGAACAGGGGGTCATTCCCCTGAACCAAGCGCAGATCACTTATGCCCTGCCGATTGATACGATTGATTTGCTGGATCATGTTGTTCGCACACAAAGCGGCCTGAATCAGACCGACATCAACATCTCGCGTATCAGTGTTTCCACCTACGCCACCATCCCCAACAAGAACGCCCAGGGTCGCCCAATTCAGGTTTGGATCAACCGTCAGTCAGGAGCAACCAGCGCGACCGGCTTGACCCTGAATGGCGGCATCAATGACTCGGTCACAACGATCACATTGAGTTCGACTGACGGGCTGTCTGCGGTTGGCTACATCAAGCTAGGTGCCGAGATCATCAGCTACACGGGCAAGACCAGCACCACGCTCACCGGGTGTTTGAGAGGCCAGGCTGGAACGACGGCCGCGAGTCATTTGAACAACGCAACAGTCTCGGTGCCGTTTTTGCCAAACATCAATGTGTGGCCAGCGCCGGATCAGAGTGACTTTTACACCTTTGTGTACTGGCGACTGAAACGAATCCAAGATGCCGGGAACGGCCCTACGGATCAACAAGTGCCGTTTCGTTTCTTGAACTGTATGGCGGCTGGCTTGGCGTACTACATCGCCATGAAGATTCCAGAGGGGCAGGATCGGCTGGACCGGCTGAAGATGGACTATGCAGAACAGTGGATGCTTGCGGCTGATGAAGACCGAGAGAAGGCTCCGCTGCGGCTGGCACCTCGGCAGATGTTCTTTTAGTCATGCCTAACAGGTTTGCATCTGGCAAGTATGCAATTGCACAGTGCGATAGGTGCAACTTTCGCTACAAGCTGAAAGAGTTGAAGCAGTTGGTCATCAAGACCAAGAATGTCAACTTGTTAGTGTGTCCTACATGTTGGGAGCCTGATCAGCCGCAGTTGCAATTGGGCATGTATCCGGTTGACGATCCGCAGGCGTTGCGCAATCCTCGGCCAGATAACAGCTACACCACGTCTGGTCTTAGTGGTTTGCAGACTGATCCATTGACTGCGCCGCCAACCAGTACAGAGGCGTTTGGCACTCCGGAAGGTGGTAGTCGAATTATTCAGTGGGGATGGAACCCCGTGGGTTTGAACAATCCATTGCAACTTACCGGCTTGGAGGATAATCTCCAGGCACAGGGTTCAGTGGGAACCGTGACCATAACGGTCAGCTAGGAGAAATCATGAAGAAGTACATGTCAGGCGGCGATGTGAAGAAGGTTAAGAGCATTGCCAAGAGCGAGGTTGAGGGCCACGAAAAGCGGATGCACAAGTACGCTAAAGGTGGGGTCACGAACTCGCAGCGTGCCAAGTTTGGTCGCAACATGGCTCGTGTTATGAATCAGCGGAGCAAGTCATGAGCAAAGCTAACGATCAGTGTCACTTCTTCCCAGCGGAAACCAAAGATCCGATTGGCAAGTACACTCAGCCCCGTCAGTACACTGACACCATGGGGCAGAATGGATACCCTAACGGGATTGCCAACACCCAAACCCTGCGTACCCGTGGAACCAAAAACACGACTCGCGGGAACAGTAGCTCGACCAAGATGGGCTAAACGTGAACTACGCTACGCTCTTTGAGACGATCAAGGGGTACTTGGAGAACGACTTTCCGAGTACCACCTGGACCAATACGGCCGAAACCGGGACGGTGACGTTTTCGTCTACTGAGCAGATCAACACGTTCATTCGCCAGGCCGAGCAGCGAATCTACAACACGGTACAGATTCCTGCGCTGAGGAAGAACGTCACCGGCAACTGTACGATTGACAACAAGTATTTGGCCATGCCGTCTGACTGGCTGGCTATGTTCTCGTTGTCTGTGATTCGCGCTGACGGCTCTCAGAGCTTCCTGTTGAACAAAGACGTTGAGTACATCCGTGAGTCTTTTCCTAGTCCATCTGACAAGGGTGAGCCTACGCATTACGCGATCTTTGACAACGATACGATGATTCTGGGTCCAACACCCGACTCCTCGTACAGCATGGAAATGCACTACTACTATTACCCAGAGTCGATTGTGACTGCGAACACAACGTGGCTGGGCGATCACTTTGACAGCACATTGCTTTACGGGTCGCTGGTTGAGGGGTACACGTTCATGAAGGGTGAAACCGACATGGTGGCCTTGTATTCCAAGCGTTACGAAGAGGCAATGTTGTTGCTCAAGAAACTTGGCGACGGCAAAGATCGTCAAGACACCTATCGTTCTGGACAAGTGAGGTATCAGGTCACATGATTATGAATGACGTTGGAGTTCTCCTGGGCGGAATTGTTCAGGTACAGACGACGCAAAACCGTGGGCTAACTGCCGAGGAAGTTGCGGAGCGTGCCGTTGACCGGATCATCTCGGTGGGAAACAGTTCTCACCCGGCCATTCGTGACCAGGCTCAGGCGTTCAGAGATCAAATTCAAGCAGTAGTTGCCTTCTACATGAAGGAAGCGATCAAGAACGATCGGGCTACGCTTGCCATTCGGCTACGGGATGCGGGGCATCCGGAGCTAATCAAACTTTTGGAGAAATAGTCATGGCCTTTACTGGAAACTTCATGTGTACCAGTTTCAAGGTGGAGTTGATGCAAGCCATCCATAACTTCACGGCAAGCACTGGCAACACATTCAAGCTGGCGCTGTACACGAACAGCGCATCGTTTACCGCAGCAACCACGGCGTACACCACGTCCAACGAGGTCACGGCCTCGGGTTCGTACTCGGCTGGCGGCGGCACTCTTACCAATGTCACCCCGACCTCGAGCAGCACGACGGCGTTCACGGACTTTGCAGACATCAGCTTTACCACGGCCACCATCACGGCCCGTGGTGCATTGATCTACAACGACTCGGCAACGGGTGATCCGACGGTTGTGGTTCTGGACTTTGGTTCAGACAAGACGTCTACTGCCGGCACGTTCCAGGTCATCTTCCCGACTGCCGATTCAAGTAACGCGATAATCCGGATTGCATGAGGACACTTGCCATGAAGATCGACTTCTCGTTCGAAACCCCTCATGGCAAGTTCGCTGATGCCCTGCATCTGCCTGACGATCACACGTTCACGGAAGCAGAGATCCAAGCCATGAAGGAACAGCGCCGGGATAACTGGATTGCTGTTGTGACCGCGCCTCCGGTTGAGGAAACCCAGCCCGAGTACATCGAGATCGATGGCGTCAAATATGTGAAGGCGTAGTCATGGCCGACAGGTACTGGGTTGGCGGGACGGCAAACTGGGACGGCACTGCCGGTACCAAATGGGCTACTACGTCTGGTGGTGCTGGTGGGGCGTCTGTGCCAACCAGTGCGGATGATGTGTTCTTCACGAACCTCTCCACCGGCACTTGCACGATCTCATCCGGCAACACCGGAGCCAAGTCGATCAACTGTACGGGGTTTACCGGGACCATTGCAGGCTCTACTGCTATTACCGTCTCTGGCAGCGTGACCCTCGTAGCGGGGATGACGTTTACTTATA